GTATTAATCAATATTGAAAAAATAAAACCATATACTGACAAATACGATTTGATAATTAGTTTTTTACATAATCCTAATACTGCTGCTGCTCGTGCTGCTGATGCTGCTGCTGCTGCTTATGCTGCTCGTGCTCATGCTGCTGATGCTGCTCGTGCTGATGCTGCTTATGCTGCTCGTGCTGCTGCTTATGCTGCTGCTGCTGCTTATGCTGCTCGTGCTCATGCTGCTGATGCTCGTGCTGCTGATGCTGATGCTGCTTATGCTGCTCGTGCTGCTGATGCTGCTGCTGCTGCTTATGCTGCTCATGCTTATGCTGCTGATGCTCGTGCTGCTGATGCTGCTGCTGCTGATGCTTATACTGATGCTGCTGCGGCTGGCTCCAGCAAACAGGTAAATAAATTATTAATCGAAATGTTTAATGAGTTTTAACAACCAGCGGTAGCACTATAAAGCGCCATGCACGGGAGAAACATTATGATTGAAGTGGAGTTAAATATTGAAGATTACTATTTTGATGAAAAGCCAGGTATTAGCTTTAGCATTGACGCAGTGGTAAGCATTTGTATTGAGACGGACATAACAGCAATAGACTATGGCGATGCTTTTGCGTTTAAAGATGATGACGAGCTGGACATTGAAGAGGCCGCGAAAGGCATTGACGATAAAATTGACGACCTATTCATAAAAATGGCACTAGAAAGCGAAGAACACAAAGAGTACGAATCCGAGCTTTACTACTCAGATATGATGCACGCAACTAGGGGGTGGAGTGAATAATGATTTTAACAATTGAGCAAGCTAGGGCTAGATACGAAGGCGCTACAATCCACGAGGGCGCTATAATCCAAGAAGGCGCTATAATCTTCAAAGGCGCTATAATCTTCAAAGGCGCTATAATCGGCGAAGTCGCTATAATCCGAGAAGGCACTATAATCCACGAGGGCGCTATAATCTTCAAAGGCTCCGAAATCGGCAAGGGCAGGTCGGGTGTTCGTCATAGCATTGCAATCAATGGCATCGGCGAGACTAAAAACATAACTGCATATAGTTGTGATGACGGATTGATTATCAGTATCGGCTGTATGAATGACTATCGCGGCGATACGCTAGAAAATACTAGGAAAGCAATTTCTGAAAAATACCCGCCAGAGCATGAATATTTTTTAGCTATGGATTTGATAGAACGCTGGTATAATAATTTAGAAGGTGAATAATGTATTTAACAATAGATGAATTAGGGGTAAAAGTGCATGAACTTTACCCCATCATGATCAACCCTTTTATTTTTACGTCACCAAAGCATTATTGGTATAAAAAAGTATCGGACGAAAGATTGAAAGGTATCGCGACAGTAATTGAAATTAATGGAGGTTGGACAGTGAAAGACTTTGAAGACGTGTACAACAATATTATTGAAACTAAGCACAAAAGCATTGAAGACACAATGAAAGAGCTAGAAGCGGCTAATCGAAACTTTGAAAAGTTGTTTGGTTTACATCAGCCAGTCATTGAGCAAGCCAAAAAAGAATTGAAATAGCATCCCCAAGGTGTGGCTTGGGCGTAGTAAGCAGTGCCCTTTTTTATTGGAATAAATCTTGATTGTATGACACTATAACTATTAAATCATACCCAGTTGAGTAGTCGGGTAACACGGAAGAGGCACGACTATGAATCGATCAAAAATAAACATTATTGAAATCTCGCATTCTGGCATTGAGTCAGTAGTGGATTCTATAGATATGGAATCGCTCGGAATTGATGAGGAATCCAGGAAAGAATTTGAGGATCATGCAAATGATACTGTAGCGTTGTTCTTTGAATCACGCTGTCACGAATACGATTCATTTAGATGGAGCTATGCAAATGATTAAATCCAAGGGATGGATATTTTTAATTATCTTACTTGTTGTATCAATAGATAAAAGCCACGCGCTATCAATCCTGCATCTACAATCTGTCACCAATGGAACCGAACATCACGTAAATGACAGCCCTGACTACAACGAGGACAATGATGGTAAACTCTATGAAATCACAACCAAGCCAATTCGAGATAATAATTTTCGTAACATTTCTACTCATTATCGTTATACCAATGGCCATTTTATTAACAGCCATTACCAAAGTACCCGCTTTACTAGTTTCGCTGGTGAGGCTTGTTTGGGCGATATTCTCAATTATTGTTGGTCGTTTGGTGTTGGCGGCTTTGCGGGCTATAGCGACACTCCGGACATGCTGGAAGGATTTGCATTTGTGCCGATTGCAGACCATAGCTTACAGATTAACGCCAAAAGCTTTAAGGCGGTTTATAGACAGTACTGGCTTATAAGTAGTGTGAGTAGTGAGTATTGGGGATTGGGTTATCAGTTTGAGTTTTAAGGTAGGGCGCTTCTCCTTTGCTGATTAATTCAGCGCAGGCCAGCTATGAGGCCTTAATGATAAATTGTTCTAGTTAGAGTCCTTAGTTTTTAGCTCTTTCTAGATAGATAGATGCGCGCCCGTAATCATAAGGCGTCTAATTTATCAGTTCATAGCGTTTTAATTGTAGTTCAAATGTAGAGAATGAAAGTAAAACGATGATTAAGAATTGGCGTGTAGATAATGTATATAAACTGTAGAATGGAAGCTATTTTTTATATTCTTTCATCATCTTTTCTCCACTTCGCCCCACTACATAACCCGCCAAACCTATCTTAACAATTTCTAGGAGCCCATTCACTTCCGATTCAGATAGATTGTCAGGAGTGAACCCCAGCCAGTGCGCAGCGATTAAGCCAACAAACGTCAGCATTGTAATAGGTCGCCAGTTTTGTTGTATCCAGCTACCGCCTTGCGCCTCGGCTGTAATTATTTGGGCCTGAGATTTTAACTCTTGCTCGTTAATAGAGAGTAGCTTTTGATTGATGGCTGATTTCAGCTTTTCAGCTTGATCTTTATCTAGTACGTTTTTATCGATTACGTCAACGATGGGGCTGGCAATCGTTTTAATGAAATCTAATATCATAATCTACTCCAATAAAAAAACCCGCATCAATTTGAGCATTGTTAAGAGGCTTGGCGGGTGTGTTAATTATACGTTAGGTATTATATTAAAGCTTTTTTCGCTGCTCATATGTCTTCAAATCCTTCAATAAGCATCCCAATTACCTCTTGCCATTAACCTACTCAATCTCAATGCTCGTTCGCCTACCTGATCCGCCCACCTAGAATCCAGCATTTCAGCAGATGCACCTGTAAAATCTTTACGCTCTACCGCTTCAATAGTCTTCTTGAATTGTGAAAACCTAGGCCAACCGAGATTGAAGCACATATCTATCAAGACAGATTGACGCACATCGTTCAGCTCATCCCAAATGAATATACGATCAGATAGAACGGCGCGGAACTCATCTAAATCATTATTTAGCATTAGCTCTATTTCATCATCTCGAAGGCCATTATCTTCAATGTTTCTACCCACTCCTATTGTCAGCTTGTCTGAAGTGCATTTGTATGGAAGTTTCTTAACACCTTCGTGGTGCTTGATCATATCAATCAGATTCATCTTTTTTGCCAACTGTTTCTCTGTGTACTTTTTCGCTAAACTTCTTTCTGCTCCAGCTAAAATAAATCTGAGACAATAAACCGATTAAGGCGATAGTAAACATCAGAGCTTGATAATTGTCCTCTATAAACCCAGAACCACCAGCCGCACCGCTACTTACGGTTACGGAAGCTGCAAGATACTCTTTTATCTTTAGCCAAGTCTCTGCGCTTAAATGTCCCATTTTTATATGCTTCCTTGTCTCGCTTTAATTGCTTCCATGATTTAACGATATTGTACAGCAAATGGGTTAGCATGATAACCATGATGAATATCTCTAATCCCATTCGATTTCCTTATCAATAATAGCGTCAATGCAAAAACTACTATCTCCCAATAGTCATAAATTATGTTAGTGCTTAGAATGTAATCAATCTCAAGAAGTAAGGCGGATACAAGCAATGTAAAAATAATACTAGCTTCGTATATTCTACCACTTCTAGTCAGCCAAAACGCTGCAATATACGCGACACAAATGGGCACTAAGGCGTCAAACTGAAATATCCAGTTCAAAGACTGAACAGAATAGCAAAGCACCAAGGGAATATCTAACCTGTACAATGAAATAGTAAACACGATTAGATAAGCTATTAGCGGTAGATTGTACGTTAGATAAGATTCAATTATCATCGCGCTTTTTTTTCGGACCGCCGACCATCGGCCTTAATAATTTCTCTTTAGCGCCACTTAAAACATCATGCTTTTTCAGCCAATGTCCGAAAACTACACCGCCAGCAAAAAAGAACCAAATTTCTACTATTTCCATATAATCACCTTTGTATAATCCAATATTCTAGTTCGATTCCAACACCATCATAGACATTTTGATCAGTAGACCAAGCGCATGAATGATGCGTGTATTTAGCCGATACGGTTAATCTATCATCCTGGTAAATCATACCTCGAAAGCCTAGGTTGCTGGTGGCTCTGTCATCCAAGCCACCCAACATACATTGAGGACTGACTTTCTCTGTGTAATCAATACCTGCGAAAACAGAACAACCCGCTAGAAATGAAATCAACCCTACAATCAAAAACACAAAAAGCGCTTTCACGACCCCGCCTTTAATGTCGTCGGTTAGCGGCGCAACGCTCGGTCGAAAATACCTAGCTACTCTATATGAGATATAAGCCAAGAGCACAACCCCAACGATAAATTTAAGATAGGAATCCATTGAACACCGCCTCTGTGTCGAATTGTTCACATTCTTCTATAGTGGATAATAACATTATTGCACCTTGAACGGTTTGACCATAAGCATTGAATCCTTTTTGCCAATGGTCATGCATTTGTCGATTCAGTTCGTCGTAATCTTCTTTTGTGACCAACTCTATACCGCTAGTATCTGAATTCAAAAACCACGTTGAGTGCGCGTAATTCTCTTTTTCGGCTTTACGGTCTAGCACGTCTAAGGCGTTCGCGTCTTTTTCTCTGCATTTAACATTGTACGCTTGGCCGTTTGAATGCGTGTATAGAATACCTGCAATTTCGTAGCTTTGTTTTAATGCCTTAGCTTCTTCAATTAAAACCTTCTGCCACTCATCAACGGTTCGCCACGGCTCAATATCAAAAACATCACCCTCTTCAATCCAGCCGTTACGGGTTAGGCTTGGTATAGTGCCAACTGTCCCGCGACCGTCGCTGGTTTGAATGTGTATTTTTGTGTTTTCAGGGTTAAACCATTTCGCACTTTTTATACTCATGCGTTTAATTTATCTCTTGATTTAGTCATAGATGAATCTCCTTGTTAATACCAACGGCCTGTAGCTGTGTAGGTTGCATTACTAGACCCACCATAGGTAGTTGCAGCGTCTGGTGATGCATACCATGTAGAATTGATTCCAGAGTTATCAAAACTTAAAGTTGTTATGTAAGCACTTCTGCCAGAGATCTGAGATTCTTGAGTTGTCCCTGATACGCTTATGCAAGTTGAAAATGGCTTAGGGAATGTTAGTGAACCTGCATTAACATAGGCATGAGTTGTTGCGTTTGTCCACCCTGACGCGGGCATTGAATTTAGTTGCCCCGAACACTCTTGAAAACCACTTGCCCTTCTAAGCCAATCCTCGCCAGACAAATCACTAATCAAAAGAAAGTCAGTACCGTCATAACGCCAGTTAAGATTCTGCTTATTGTAAGTATCATCTAGGTCGCCAACATCGAATGATGAACCGTCTATGTATTTTAGGTTGATAACCGTTCCGTTATAGTTTAAATCAGGTGAGGTGGTGGTGTTTGCTGTAGCTGGTAGCGGGAAGCTTATCACCATGCCAGCTTGCAAGGCTCTGAATTCTCCCGACAATGGAGTAAATGTGTAGGTGTCTGAGCTATAAGCTATAGCCCCATTCTGTATAGTATCGCCAAAATCTTCTGCGACCGAATCTAAGCTCACAATCTCAACATTACGCCAAGTTTGCGAACCCGCGCCGCCGCTCGCGGTCACTCTGTATCTGCCCGGCTCAGCGTAAAAGAAAAAGAATCCATTTGAATCAGCAAAAAACGGATTGCTTAATTGAGCGCCTCCGCTTCTAGCACCCCAAATTCCATCAGTTGGTGTAACGCCTGTAGCCTCGTCAATTACATCTATCTGAGCGCTGGGCTGTATGTCGCCATTGTCGCTTACCACTGTGCTCTGAAATATTGCTCTGCTCATAATATCGCTCCGATTATAGTTCCATTATTTGTTAGGCTTATTGTGCCTGAAGTCTCAACTATGGCCCGGCCGTTATCACCCCTAGATGCTCCGCTCTGCTCAAATATTGAGGTTGATTCACCGCCAGAACCGCTCTGACCAATAGATGATAAGCTCGCACCATCACCACCATCACCACCCATTGCACTAACCACAGTTGGGAAAGCTGGCTCTCCGGGAGGTTGCGGCACAACGTAAGTTATGATGGCAGTAGCACCGCTACCACCCGCACCCCTGCTAGAAAAGCTTGAACCTCCGCCGGGCTGACTGGTTGCGGATTCGGTTGAATAATATCCACCAGATGGGAAATTGTAGCTAATCGACGCACCGCCGATTCCAGGAAGGCTACCAGTACCTGCGCCGCCGCCAGCTCCGTTTGCGATAGAAAGATATACAATATTGTTATAGCGCGAAAAAGCAAAAGCACCGCCGCCACCGCCGCCACCGCCGCCGCCTCGATATATATTACCGTTATTTATAAAATTAACATCGTAATCAATAAGGAGCGCATCGCCACCATCCCAACCATCTTGCGGCAGCACTTGAGTGTAGACAGGGAAACCAGATGTTTGGCCAATGGAATCCACTGTAAAAGCTCCGCCATTTCCGCCTCTTCCAGCCCTGCCCGAAATAGTACCGTTGTTGGTTATATTAACAATTGCGCCAGAGGGGAAGCCTCCTATTCTTAGGCCGTAGGAATTAGATGAGCCTCCGACAACAACGCCGCTATTAATAGTTACGTTTACAGTAGTATCGCTAGTTACGGTTTTAATTTGACTAGCTAAATCATAAATATTCACACTGACTGAATTAGTGTCAATAACCAAATCAATTACATCGGGGTCAACATCAGGAATCAACTCTGAATATCTAACCTCTTCCGCAACTACATCTATATAATCAATGTTCGGTTTAACCCTTACAATCTGAGCATCAATTGAATCCAGCTCCCCGTTGGGCTTCTGAATGGGCCAGCTTTCAACCTTATACCCACTGACTAATTGGGGTATTTGTAGCTGATCATTTCTAAACAACCTAAAACCTAGGCGTCTAGGCGGGTCTACAAATCTCTGCAATATTAAGTTATTCAAATTTGAGGCTACAGATTGAGCTTGCGCGGGTATCCATCGGCTAAATATTTGCTTAACCATTGGGCTACCATAAAACTCTTCCGAATCAGTATTGGTTGTCGCCAATATGTTTGAGTAATTTTGAACTTCATCTAGTTTTAGCGTTGGGTTTAATTGCCCGTAATACGTCCAAACCTGAGATACCCTAGATTGCGGCTGGTCCTTAATATTCAGCGAGTCCTGCTCAATAATGTCGTCATCAAACAATACAGCATCTGTTGGAACTCTTTTTAAAACGCTAACATTAATTAGTTGCGACTCATCCGACCAATACATTGTCGTTGCTGTCTGTGTTAATAATTCATTTAACAGCTCTTTTACTGGCGTAGGCTCGGGGATGATCGCGCTATAAAGATTATTAATATATGTATCTGACTCAACCGTCCAAGCCGACAAAGGAATGTACTCACTAGGAACGTCTGCATAATTTGACAGCAAGTCGCTCCAAATATCGGCGGGGTTTTCCCCATCATACTCAAGCACAAGCTGTACTTTGGCATCTGCCTTGTGCTCTTCGGCGGGCGTATTATCTTGCGCTCTAACAATGGTCATATTGTCGCCACTTCTCGTGAAGTTGGCTATCTCAGTGCCACCTATACAAACCTTTCCGCTTGATGGGTATTCGCTGCCAACGCTAGCAGGTAGCAAGGCAATAGACGTTGTGCTATTGCCTATGTCCGATTGTAGGTAGCCATTTGATACCTTTGGAGCCAATGCTCTATCGCCGTCGGCAAGCTTTAGTATATCCTTGGCTACTATTTTAAAATTGCCTGCGTTATCTGGACCGGCAAAATCTTCTATTACATAGTGCCTAGTTTCCATTGCGTCCATCGAGTCACTTATATTACCCTTAATCCATCGCAAAGGTTGGTTTTTCAGGTATGGAAATCTAGATCTAAATTTACCCCAGTAGCTGCCCGTATCATAAGGGTTGTAAGCTCGACTTTCTGGATACCTATCGCCGCCGACCTCATTATCTGGGCTTCTATGATCCTTAAACGCTACACTAAGACTTGCACGAACACCTAACCCTTTGCCCAACTCCAATGCCGCTGGGTCAAACTGAATACCTTGAATGCTAGGTATAGCGTCAATAGATAGAGGAAGCCTTGAGGTTGGTACGGCATAGCGAACAGTGCTAGGCTCATAAACAGCAGGCCACCAACTGTCATAAGTTGCCTTGAGCTCTGGGCTGTAGATTTTTATGTAGTCTATCTCACCATGTGCGTTTGAGTCGTTACCAAACATATCTAAGCGGATATGCGTTATAGCGCTGTCGCTCCAACCTGTAGTATTGCTCATATCTATAAACGCTGTGTAGAATCCGCTGCCATCTGGGCCTACGAGAGTACTCCGTAGCTCTACGTCAGCAGAATATCCAATCCCAAATGCTACTATGTCATTACTGCTATATCCTCCTCCGCCAATATTTCTAAACAACAACAAGCTACTGCCACCAGAAAACTGTTTAAATCTAATTTCAACCATATTAAATAAGCTGCCGTCAAACTCTGCAAAACCATTGGACGGGCCTCTGCTCATGCTTGGATCAGCGTTAATTGCGCCTATCGATAAAATTCCGTTAGATATACTCTCGCTAATATTATTAAAACCCCACTCGCTCAACTCGTCCGTGCTCGCCCATTCGTTATAAAGCGCGTAAGGGTATGGATTTGGGTTTTTTCCTGCAAATACCGCCTGAACGTAAACATTAGAGCCAATATCTGGTATTTTAGTTGTTGAGTCGTTTTCTTCGAAGAACGAATTTCGCAAGCCAACATCTTGATCATAACTAGACTCTCGTACAGACTGAATCAATACATAGCCATCAGATAGAGCCATATAATTTATATATTCATCACTCCCAGAAAAAACCTCTTTCCCATCTGAAACTCGAACTCTATACTGACCGTTATCGGTAACACTAAAATCAAAGAAATACTCAACGACGGCGAGACTGTTCGCATTTTTTGCTATTAAAGAAGAGTATATTTGTTCCCCTCTGTTTACTGAAAAAGAAGAGCTTGAAGAAAATGTGTTAAAACTAGTACCTACCTGCTCCAGAAGACCAACAACCTCCGAGCCACTTGGATTAGGAGTATTAATATTGGCAATCGTTCCATCTGGATCAGACGTAGCACCAAACCACCCACTCGGATCGAACGGGCTTGGCATGTAGTTGGTCACATTAGGGTAAGAAACTTTACCTTTTTCACTACCTTTATAATTAGCCAAATCTTGACACGTTGCTCGGCAGTTAAAGCATTTCTCATCACCCGTCACGCCAACTTCGGCGGTGCAAGGTGCTACGCCGTACTCATTTACGCATAGGTTTAAATCTATTTCGATGTATTCTATTTTCTCACTCATAGAATACCTCTAAAATTCCATGAGATTTCCATCATGCCATTAGGGAGTGAGTTAGATGGTCTTGGGTTGCCTTCAATCCAGCAATAACCAACCTCAGCAGGGTATTTATCTGGCTTCCACGCCCAAAAGCAAGGCTCTCTAGGTACTCTTTGAATGAAAGGCTGCAAATTAGATCGATACCAATCTGGCTCAAGGTTTTTCAAATTAACAGACGTGGACACATTTCTATTCAAAATAATCTCGCCCATGTATTGCCCGCTTTGGCTCATACCTGTAATTGATTTTCTATTTTCACCCATTGTGATAGGTGTATGCCCAACATATATTGAGCGCTGCAACCTTAAAACGGGGCCAGCATATAAAACAGCAATAGACGCAGCCGCCGATGCGCCAGATATGTTAATCGTAATAGTGTTTGGGCTTGCTTCATTTGTATTGAACAACAAAGCTTGATTCTGATTAACTTGTGTTGATGGTACGACAGTATTCCCATCAAACGAAATTGAAATACTCGCACCAATAGCATTTAGATTATGTCTAGCGATACCCACATAACTTACAACCTGACCATTATTCTGAATCGTGATAACTTGATCAGCACCGCTAGAGGCTCGCCACCTATATGAGGTTGACGTGTTCGCCAGATTGGATGCAGGATTATTTACATTAGATGATGTTGCTGTGATGTCTGATTCATTAAAATTATTCAAATAACCAATCAATCCAAACTGACTATTTTCTGGCTGTTGAGATAATACTAGGCCGCCCGATATGTATGTCATGCTATCACCACTTGCCCGCCGTCCCTTTGAAAATCCACCAACTTCTCAGCGATCATTCTAACAGAATCCCCATCATATAGACTGTTTCTATCTAACCCCTGGACTGTTAGCGTCTGGTCCTGCCCTGCCGATGAAGCTGCACCACCTTGAGCGCCTGCAACAGATGATTGTATAGCACCGCCTCCGCCTGCAGCCGCCGCCGCGCCACCACCTCCGCCACCGCCGAAAGAGGTCGAGTTGATAGCCTGCATTCTGACATAGCCAGCCGCAACAGCCGCAGCCGCAGCCGCCGCACCAAGTGCTGGTCCGACAATTGGTATTCCAGCGAGTGAATTATAAGCTTTCTGGGCCGACTCATACGTTGAGATTAATGTGTTGGCTTGAGCGGCTTTTTTGCCTATCTCAAACATTTCTTTATTTTTAGACTGCATTAATACAGAAAGGTTATCAAGGATGCCAATACTTGCTTGTGTTTGTTGCTTTCCCCAAGCTTCCTTAATTTTTGATACTTTCTCTTCGTAGTTCTCTTGCTGATCTGCCATTTTATCAAGCGATTGCTTTTGATTGGCAATCAACTCTTGGTTTACTTGTGTAGCCGCATGAGTAACAGAATCAAACTTTAAAGACTCAGCCCATTCATCCATTTTTTCGCTAGGTAGTGGAGCGAGCAACAAGTCTTGCATCTCTTGCGCAGCTTCCGCAAAATCAGCCTCAAAAGCCTTAGCAAGTTTGGCGATACCTGTACTTTCATATTCTATCTCGACGCCGGGTATAATATTGGCAAGTTCCGCCGCACCTTCTGCGACTTGCGCAAATGTTCTCAATGCGCCAGCCGAGAATCCCTTCATTAAAGCTTCCAGTCCTTTAATGACAATCTCTATACCGCGCCACGCATTAGCAACGTAACCCGCACCCGTGATAATCCCACTAAACACAGACTCAGCGACCTTACCCATGCCGCCCATATCACCGATCACCTCTAGCAACTCTTTGGATACCGCATCTATAGCTGGGGCGAATTGAACAGAAAGTTTATCAAAGAATGAACCTGACGCCTCACCAATTGAATCTAAGCTACCCTTTAAATTGTCAAGCTGCTGCACTTCAATATCTGTTAGGGCTAAACCTAGTCGCTCAGATTGAGATGCGAACTCCTTCATACCTTCGCCATTATTCTTTAATAGCGGCAACAGCTGAGTGGAGTCCGACGCTATGGCTTCCATGTAGAAGACCATTTCCGATTGACTGAGATTAGCTTTTTCTAACGAGGATACATAAAGCCCTAGAGCATCAGGGCCGGAAAGGTTTTTAAAATCATTAGCGGCAACACCAACTTTAGGGCCGATATTGTCAAAAAAGTCTTGAAGTGGGCCAGCACCGTTGGCAATAAAGTCACCAACCTTGTCTTGAGTATCTTTAAAGATGTCTGCAAGTTTATCTTGCTCAATACCAACGGATTTAGCAGCAAAGGCCATCTCCTGGAAGCCTTTAGCGCCCGTACCTGAAAGCTTGGCAAGATTGTTTATCTCTCTAGCTGCTGTAGCACTTCTAGCAGTCATAGCAACAATGGCGGCGCCAGCAGCCGCAGCCGCAGCACCAACCTTGGCAATACTTTTAGCTGCCATTACAGCAGGGCCACCCAAGCTTTTAAGTTGCTGCTTGCCGCCTTTAACACCTTTTTTTAGTGGTGTTATATCCGCGCCTACTCTAAATACAATGGACTCAGCCATTTAAAATCCTTCTTCTAGCAATCTAAGGAGCCGTTTACTTTCTGACTCCTCAAATAATTCTGGCCTCTTTGCTTGAACATACCACCAAAATTGCTTAGGTGACATATTAAAAAAATCAGAATGACTTAAACCCAGCCTGATAGCCATTGTATAATGCTGTTTTATCAGACTTCCTGATTTTTTTTTACTTCACCGCCTTCGTTGTCTTCAGCATTCTGGATGAATGATTCCGGCGGCATCATTTGTTCGACCACACCATACAGAGCAGCCATAACGCCTTGCTGCATCTCGCTAGGATGATGCAACCCTTGAACAATATATTTAAGGTCGTAATCTTTACATCCAGCCACTTCAAGCATAATGCAAAAAGCTCTGGCGGCCTTCAATGGCTTAATCAGTGAGGTATCAGAAGCCCATCCAACCATGGTATAAGTACTGAAATTGATTTGATCTTCCCAGCGCTCAACGATAGAGAAGATTTTTTCAGACTTAATGGTATATTGGCTGCCTTTCCACTCGATAATAATATTTTTCATTAAGCGCCTGCCGTGTAAGTCCATTCACCACTAGACTGCAATGTACCACTGAAAGTAATAGCGCCATCTGAACCACCACCATCTTCTGACAACCCATTAAAGTAAAAGTCTCCACTAATACTGTCGCCAGTAGATTGAGCGCCAATAGGTGGGTATTCAACCGTAATGTCGGTTAAAAGCATCGATTGCTCAGTCATAATTAGCTCACGTAAAAGCTGGTCTTTTGTTACACCAGAAAATGAAATATCCAGAGTTTTTGTTCCCGCCTTATCAAGCAGCAACCGATAGCCATTATCTTCATCAGTAGTGATATCGATAGGCTCTTTAGCAACTGCAATAGACTTGGCGTTAATCCCTGCTAGTCTAGTTGAGTCCTTGTTTAGTATTAAATCGCGACTTGCTGCACCCATGATTATAGCTCCTCAATGAGTAGGTTAAATGTCTGCACTCCATGCCTAGTTAAACCGTCAGTATCTAAGAAACTAACGCTATCAACTTGTGCAATGTTGATAAATTTATATCCCGGCTCGGATAAATTCGCGCGATGCAAAGATTCATAAATAGCGCCTTGCATTTCTTTAATTTCTTTTCGACCTCGATACCTTGACCATGTATGAATCGTGATTGAAACTTGATTCATTAACTCGGTATCAGTGTCTATTGTAACATGATTGTCTTCCCCTATAGTAACATAGGGGAAATCATCTTTATTACCTGAATCATCAGGTTGTGGTACGTTATCATAAACCGGATAACTTAAATCTGTAGCGAGCTTGCTGTATATGGCTTTTTGGACAACCGTTTCAAACATTATTTAGCTCGCTTTTTGATTTCTCTATTAATCGCAGCCTGCACTTTTTTAGCAAACTGCGAATTAAGTATCTCTTTTAATCTTGGCTTAACTGAATCAACCACTGGCCTGATAAATGGCGTTTCCCCCACTTTTGGCGTGCCGTATTCTACAAAATGCCAATAAAAGGCGTCATTTTTAACATTGCCATGAGTAATAACCACATCGCTCTGAAATTTATTGCCCTTTTGCCTTCTTCTCTTTGGTTTGATAGCCTTTCTTAAATCGCCAGTCTGCCTAGGCGCTCGTTGCTTCATCGCTTTAGCGGCTTCGCTTGCTACGCCGTTTAAGGTAGAGCGCAATAGGTTTTTACTCCGCCTTTCTGGTAGCTGGTCAAGAATGTCAAGCACATCATCAAGACCAACCATTTCAACCTCGCGACTCATTGAGCTACACCACGCTCGGCGATGATTTCAAGGTACAAATGACGCTTACTCTTTTGCTTCAATCCTTGAATATTATAATCGACACCATCCCATCGAATAAAATACTTCTCGAGTAAATCTTGACGATTGCGAATCACAAAAACATAACTCGCCTCCGCATTAACTCTATTAAACTCTTCTCTTTCCCTAACAGAGAGTGGTCTAACCTCAGACCAAACACTGTCAATAAGGACTTCCGCTGTCGTACTGCCTCCTAAACCGTCATCAGTCTCAGCTATATTATAAATTCCAATCCTTTGATCTAGCTTGCCAGGCCTCATATACCAAGTTCCACTCGATAAGGATACAGCATAACCTTAACTGCCCGATTTAACGCGATACTGGTCCCTACTATATGCTCTACCCTTGTTTCATAAAGGTCTGCAACAGTCATTAATATTGCTTGCTTGACCGCTTTAAATTCCAATGGTGGTGCCGCAGAAACATCCACCTTAAACGTCTTAGCTTGAGGCAATCCATCATAGGTGACGATTTGCGTCTGAGGATCAAAGGTATATCCCGTTAATGATTGTTGGTTATCGCCTAAATCCTTATAGGTAATAGAATCAACAGTCACCAAATCAGGATATGGAAGCCTCAACACTTCAGGAAACGTGCCATAGTAAACAATAGTGGCTTGTGTCTCTGTGAAAAAACGATTGCAGTAATTTTCAGCACGATCACGCGCAGCAGATATAAGGGCCGATATATAGTCATCTTCAAGACTACCATCCACCCTCAAATGTTCCTTTGCCTCAACCAAGGTAACAGGCTCTTCAATCGGTGCAACCGTTTTAACAACACTGTAACGCACTATTTACGCTCCAAGCTATCGCTCTTTCTAGGCTTTGTTGCTTTTGATTTTTTAGGCTCAGGTTTAGACTTATGGCCTTCTTTAATCAATCCAGCATTAAGCCAAGATTGATGAAAGGGCGCTTCATCGCCTTTCTTGATCTTACCATACATAAAACTATTAATGTCTTTCGTTGCTATATACATATATACCCCTAAAAAAAGATGGGGCGACTAGCGCCCCTGTTAGCTATGCTTGAGCTGTGATTGCAGTAATGTCACCTGTAACAATCGCCGCAGGCGTCATTACAAGCTCAGCACCGCGAGTCTCAGCGCGAACAGTCACCAGGTTTTTGGTCACGTTGTCGCTATCTTGCTCGAACATCTCAACAATCGTACCTTCGCGGCTTGCGTACATATCTGCATCGGCAGACTTACAAACCATGGTACCTTCAGGGATGTTGTTAGATAGGACAACAGGCAAGCCCCACAACATAGGAGTTAGACCATTGTTTACATACATAACAGCGCCAGAAGCGGCAACGAATGCACCATCAGAACTAGAGCGGCGAGTGGTTTCCGCTGTCTCCCAGTCCTTTGGGTTCATGTAGAAATAATCAGGCTCATAGTCAGCCGCGATAACGTCATACTTCATTCTAGCCGCTAGACCGTAAATATCGGTTGTTAGCAATGGGTCTGCCGCAGTGTTATTCCCTACAGCCAACCAGCCGTCAGCAGTATCATTGATGACATAATCTTCGACAGCGGTATTCACACCGTGACGTAGACGGCGATCAATGTAAGATGCCAAGAAACTTGAATCTGCCAACGCCTGCTTAGATACGCGTATAAACGTTGGAATAGTCTTCACAGAAGTGTTAACTTCCTCGAAAGTCAACGTTGATTCTGGCTTAGCAACACCCTCAGCAGTCTTTGCAGCCGCATTGGTGTATGAAAGTTCACGCGAGTAATAAATGATATTACTAGACGTTGAGCCTTGCATTACTGTAGGCATAACCGTCAAATTACGGAAAGCGCCCGGCACTGCGCCCGGCAACTGGTCGTGACGCGACACAGTATTACCAGAGTTAATGATGGTGTTCTTAACTTCAACGCGGCCTTTGTTGGTCGATCCGCTCAAGAATGACTTAATACCATCCGACTCTAAAACAGACTGACCAAAAGACTTGGCCTCTGCTTTTTCGTGGCTGATTTCATGTTTTTGAGCTAAATCAAGAATCTGCTCATCTAAGCTCTTAATAGAGCTCTCTAAAACAGATAGCTTTTCTTTATACTCTTGACTGTTGGTATCTACAACATCATTTACAGCTTTAATTTGGTTCTCAATATCCTTATGGACTTCACCAAGAGCGCTTTTGAATTCTTCAGACATTGAATGTCTCCTTTAAAAGTTTCGTTGCTTCGATTGCGGCTTCTTTAGCCGACTTTTCCTGGTCTAGCTCACGCTCTCCGTGAACAATCTTCTTCACTGCCGCCACAATCTCTGTGGCTTCTTTTTGTGAAAAACCTTTTTGACGCAAAACTGCTTCAATATCCTTCAGTTTTACCGCAGATTTAATGTTTGAAATATGGGCATTATTATCAGCAGGGGACTCAACAACGCTGATCTCATAAAGCTCTATTGCTTTAAGCTTCCTAATAACACCATCTTCTTCTGAGTCTTTAGCCGAGTAGCCAATAGACAAGCCAGATATAGCACCATGTCTAAGCAATGCGGCTGCATCCTCTGCCGTAGAATGCCCTTTGGTTAGCTCACCTTCAACATATAAACCCATTTCATCTTCATACATGTCAGTAAACTTGCCAATAACGGGACCATAATGGTTCCATCGCAACTGTACAGGTCTATCCCGATCAATGAGCGTTTCTTTATACGCGCCCGGTAAAATCATATCACCGTAGGAGTCGATTCCATTAAAAACAGACGCATAACCAGAAAACTTCAAATTGCCTTCTGCGCCCATCTTAATTTCTGTTTGCTTTAAGCCTATCTGCTTAGTTTCCATTGATTTCCGCCTGTAATTGTCGTGCTTGTGTTCCTGCTGGCACTAAAGTTCCATTTAAAAATATGTTGTCGCCACCCTCTTTTGGCCCTCTACCTTCGGCCGCTCTTACTTCATTAGGTGACATCTGACCGCTATTTATCTGCTTACTGTGAGTTTCTGCCCTTGTTGCCGCATCCGCTCTTAACAGAGAATCAAAATCGAACTCTATGTCTATATTTTCCCAATCTGACTTAGGCATTAAATGGCGCTTAATGCTAGACTCGATGCGCTCAAGATAGGGCTTTAGGTTTAATTTATAAAACCCCATATTGATCTGTTCAATACCACTGCCCCAAGTCGTACTAGAGCTAGTATCATTAATCAAAACAGACGGAACGCCCATGAATCTAGCAACATCCTCAACACTAAAACGCCTACTCTCTAGTAGCTGCTGATCAGTAGGGCTTAGGGCTGTTTGTTGATACTTGAATCCTGCCTCAAGTACAAATATCTCATCGTCATTTCCCTCGGATAGAGTTTTGAAATTAGCCTTGACCGCTTGACGCTGCTTATCTGTTAGCGCCTCATCCACCGTGAGCACGCCGTTAACCTTACCGCCGTTGCTTGCCAGCTTTGCCTGCCTATCCGCTAAATTCTTGCTAACACCAAGCGCGTTGCCCGCATAAGCAAGTGGTGACATACCCACCAAACCATTGCCGAATATTTTAACATGCCACACAGACGATTCTGCAAAGACCTTGACATTTCCATTAGGGTCAGTGTATTGATAGGTTATCGAACCATCAGAAAGAAGGCACATTTCGACTTGCTCAGATGGATAAACAGTTAAACTGGTTATTCTCCCGCCTGCCCTCTGCTTGATAACATAGGCATTACCCCACGTTGTGAGGTTTAGCATTAATTGCTCGAAGAATTCTGTTCGGGTTTGGTATCTGTTTGGCTGGTAATTCAATAGACGCCACAAATCATAATCTGTGACTTTTTCTTTTATTGAGCTATCATTATTTTTACGGTAGCAATTGATAGGCATTGCTGACACTGTTTCAGTTAACAGTCTAACCGAGGCCCAAAAAGCAGATTGCGTCATGGCCGTGTCGAAGTCTTTCACTTCCACGGGCACCGTTGGTCTATTTCTTTGCTCTCCCTGCGTGACAGTATCACCGCCGCGCCTGAATAAAAAATTCAGTATTCCCATTTACCAACTTGCTCTAATTGGATCATCAATTGCCGATTGTACACCATTTTGTTCCGCATTCATAGCACGTCCTATTGCCATAATCAAGGCTACTGGGCCATCTATTTTATTTTCTGGCCTTTCTTTGTTTGGATATACGTTGTCTTTTTTGTCTAATTTCGCCGTCACATTAGATAACATCCACTTAAAAACAGGGTTATCTTCATGCAATATCTTACCTTCTCGCATCCAAGCATCTAGCTCTTTCATTGGCTCGCTGAAATTTAAAACCGTTGGGCGCATCTCAACCACTGGTACGCCTTCATCCATCAGGTCAGTGATTAGCATTGTGGCCTGAAATGGATCATAGGCAAGCTCGACAAGCTCAAACTTGCTAGATAAATCAAGAATATCATCCTTTATCTCATTGAAATTAATAATCTCCCCATCGGTAACAGTCAACCACCCATCACGCATCCAGCCTTGATAATGCTCTAAGTCTGCGGCCGCTTCTGGTAGGTAGTGTTTGGAGAAATGCGCATAATTTCCGTCATCACCTTCTATTAAAATCTCAAGCGCCGCAATGTCAACCCTGCTTGCTAGGTCTAAACCTATATAGGCTCGCTTGCCATAGAAATCTGATATCTTATTACCAAAGGCGCATTGCTGCCATTTTTCAATATTGTAAAACGCATCTCTTGAGCCAACCCATAAATTCAAGTGCTTAGTTTTATAGGTTGATTGCTTACGTGCGTTGTTTTTAGCATCTTGCAACCTGTTTAATAAGAAGTCTTCAGAGACAGATACCCCAAAATTAGGATTTGCTTTGCGCATTGTATCGACTTCCGACCAATCATCACCCACATCGGCGCAATAAATAAGAGCAAAGGTCTGATTGTCTTCTAGCGCACCTTCAAGCATCTTTTGTGCGTCTAGCTGCATTTGGTAGCATGGGCCTGATATGTTGTCACCCGCTGTGGTAATCATGAGTAACAAAGGCTCCTCACGCGCTCCCATACCTGTTTCCATCGTATCAACGAGGCGATCATCTTTATGTTCGTGGTACTCGTCGACAATGGCGCAATGCGGACTCGAACCATCGCCGGGATTACCAATGATAGGCTCAAACCTACTACCGTTCTCCATGATGTTCATGTTGGAAGCGTTGACCTCTATCCCAAACGCCTCTTTGAATTGCGGGGTTTTAGTGACCATAAGCTTTGCCGGCCTAAAAACTTCCCACGCTTGCTTCTCAGTAGTTGCACCACTGTACACCTCGGCACCGTACTCACCATCAACCGCAAACATATAATTACCAATGGCAGCGGCCAGTGCGGATTTACCATTTTTCCTAGGCACCCACAACAACGCTCTACGGTAGCGCCTTTTGTCATCTTTCTTTCGCTTCCATCCAAAAATGCACGCGACAAAAAAGCATTGCCAAGGCTCAAGAATTAAAGTTTGCCTGTCACGCGCCCACTTACCCTTGGTGTGAGGCATTAGCTCAATGAAATTTATCGCTTTATTGGCTGATTTTTCGCAGAAATAGCAAGGGAAATCTTCTTTATTCTCTTTGGATAGGTCGTCAAAATGCCGCTGGCACGCCAAGAACACCCAGTTATTTGAGATAATATTGCCGCTTAGTACATCCTCGCAGTATTGATTTGCTCTGTCCGCAGGCACTCGATAACCCTAATTTATGCGACTAGCAACATTTCTAAATATCCTCTGTCATAGCCTTTAAAATTTCATCAGTTAAAATGAATTCGACATTAATAACTGATATGTCGTTTAATCCAATCTCTACATTAGCCCTCATGATTGGAGAATCTGACAACAATGGTTTTATCTTCTTTATTAAACCTAGTCCAATCTTTGGATTATTTGTCTTTTTAGGCTTTAATCCATATTCTTTATCGTGCGACACAGACCTATTCTCCTTTTTTATCCATGAATTAGTAATTTTTTAAAAATCATCCTAATTGACCACTGCTATCCTCGACGGGCATACCTTGGCACCCATTTAAACCACTTATGAAAATAGGACTCTCTAAAGTCATGTAATGACATTCTAATGAATTTAAGCAATGTGCTTTCTTTTTCCATATATATCTCCTGCTTTGTTTTTTTAAATATATAGCCAATCAATTAAAAAGTACATTGCCACCTAATGCCATATTCAAAGCGACACTAAATACTCTCAAATGGATTAGACTTCTTTTTAGTTGGTATTGATATTTTTGTTCTATCACTTGGTGTCATTCCAAAGCGCCCGGCCAGCTGGCTTAATTGTGTGATTTTGGCCGCTGTCATTTCTTCAAAGTTCAAACGCATCTCAGCAATTAGTCTGCACATCATTTCAAGCGCAATTCGATCAGCTTCACCTAGCACGTCAGCATAGTAAATACCTACCACTTCATCCCAAATACTCTGCTCGTATTCGGTTAAGGATTTATGCGGCTCACCTATCCCCCGCTCTGGCTTTGGCTCGTTTGGATTAATCCTTGTCTTGTTCCGCTTATGCGTACCTTGAACCTCTTTAATTGCCGTTGGCTTCCTTGGCGCTCCCATTTTTCCTTAAAACCTCTCAAATTAATTTTCTGTGCATGTAAGAA